ATCGAGAGGGGGGTATGCTCCGCGAGGACCCCCCCCGTATGGCTTAAAAACTATCATGCATGTATAACTTAAGATATTCTTTTTTAATTTTTTTATTAATTTTTTATTAATTTTTTATTTTTTTAATTCTTTTTTTTTAATTTTTTAAAAAAATTGTTTATACAAATCGCTTAGAATAAGTATTTGTATAAAAGCTTTTTAATCAGTTATTAAAACGTATAAAAACAACCAATTTTTAGTGCATACTTTTAAACAAAAATATCAATAAATTGGCATGCCATTGTCTTTTTAATCTTTTATGGTTTTGAAGCAGGTTGTTTAAAGAGGCCTATTTCAGCCTCTTTTAATAGGTACCTTTTAAACGAGAATATCAATAAACTGGTATTTAGCTAGATTAATGATGTTTTAAAGATTACTTAAAAAGGCCTATTTCAGCCTCTTTTAATAGGTGTCTTTTAAACGAAAATATCAATAAACTAGTATTTAGCCAAATTAATGATGTTTTAAAGGCTACTTAAAAAGACCTATTTTAGCCTCTTTTAATAGGTGTCTTTTAAACGAAAATATCAATAAACTAGTATTTAGCCAAATTAATGATGTTTCGAGTCTCTAAGACAGGCTTTTATGGTGAAGTAAAACTTGATTCATTTAAGTGGCCTGTCTTAGAAAACTCCGATTTTACAAATTAAATGGTATCTCTAAATGAAAATATCAATAAGTTGGCATACAACTATCTATCTAATCTTCTAGGGTTTTTAAACAGGTTGTCTAAAAAGGCCTATTTCAGCCTCTTTTAATGGGTACCTTTTGAACGAGAATATCAATAAACTAGTATTTGGCTAGATTAATGATGTTTTAAAGGCTACTTAAAGAGGCCTATTTCAGCCTCTTTTAATGGGTACCTTTTGAACGAGAATATCAATAAACTAGTATTTGGCTAGATTAATGATGTTTCAAGTCTCTGAGTCACTCTTTATAGACAAACTTGTACAAACCAGAATTGATTCGAACTATTTCTTCCATTGTTTTATCGATTATTTGCTCGGCCATTTCCTCAGGCATGTCAATCGATACATTCGCGACTCTGGCTATATAGTTCCAAGTGCAATACCCATGCTCGGAATCGAACTTTTCCCAGTCGTCATACTGAGTAAAGTAATTCCACGGATTATCAATAGTTGTAATCATTGATTCTTTTGGCATTTTATACCTCCTCAGTCATTAATGTATTCCAAAACTGTAGACGGAGAAACACCGATGGCGTCTGCAATGTCAGCAATGGAATAATTCTTGTTTTTCATGTTTCGAATCTTAGCTTGCTTTGCCTCAGATATCACGCGTTTCTGCCTTGGTGTGGCCAATTGTCTTAGCCGCTTTTCATCAGCATTATCAATAATCTGTTTTAACCTATTAGCACTTATTGCTCCAGCTTGAATTGCTTCCCATTCTTTGTCCGAAATATCAATGCCACGTTCTTTTCGGCTTTTAGACCCAACTTCATATCGTGCCTCATTCAGTGCTTGAGTACGGATTTTTTTCATCGCATCCTTGTCGTTCTTCAAATTTGGGTTTGCAGCCTTCTTTTCTTTAATAATATAATTGGCTCTGGCTATTGCCTGCCTTTCTAAAGGCTTATTCTTTCTCGCCGTATTCAATTTCGACATTAAAGAAGCGTATTCTTCTTGATATGTTTCTTTTGCACTAGGATTAATCTTCGGCATTTGAATATCAATAGCTTCTTTTCGTGCTTGATTTGCCAATGCTTTCATTTTATTAGCGTGAGTTGCATAAACCGTTTCCATTTTCGTGCCGGATGACAATGTAAATGCATCTTTGGTTTCCGCCATCCATGTCGAACTTTGCTGAGCCGGCACGTCAACGATTCGAGTTATCTCGCCGTCCACTTTTTTGCCAGGATAGTAAGATATCTTTTCTGTTTTTTGTCTAGTTTTTCCGGTTTCCGGATCTGTAAATATCTTTTTTACATAAGCAACCTGATAAGTTCGTCCAGTCTCTTCAAATATCCATTCACCAGTGTTTGGGTCAATACCGGCTTCACCATGCTTTGATTTTCTGGCAACTGGCTGCTTTCGTTCATTTACCGAATACTCGGAACTAGCTTTAGATATCAATGTGGATGCTCCGCCGCCATTCTGGTATTTGTCTTTTAGCTCTTGTATTCGAAAATCCTCATATGATTGCTTATAGTTTAAATGATGCTTTTCAGAATCGATAACAACCATTGAATGTTTAACAGCTCTACAAATTTCATCTGGAGACGCGCCCTGTAATGTCATGTCAGTTATCAAGTTAGACACTCTGCCCATTTCATTATTCTTTGTTTTTGTAGAAATTCTCGGTGCATCATCGGGCAACTTGTATTGAATCTTTGCGTCAAAATCTTTAAGACCCTGTAGCATCTTATCGGTCTTAATTTTAACGCCAGCAGTTGGAATGACAACAACCGTATCTCCATCAAAATCAGCTCCACTTAACTGTTCGGCAACTTTAGGATTAATACCGACAGCATCTTGCGAATTATCCATGACTTTTTTTGCTGTTTTATGATTGTTGTTTACAATTAATTCCGGAATTTCAAATATCCCACCATGAGGATATCTAATGAGAACTACTTTTTCTCCGTCGCGATACTTTGGTGCATAGATTTGATTTTCGGGCATGTCCGTGATTGGTAATATCACGTGAGTACTTTGCCTAGGTAATGCAGCAGCTTTTAGATGCACTGCATCTGAATCACACTGTTCTGCAAACTTTAAAAGTAATTCTTTTTTAATTACAGGATTGGTTAAAGATATCAATTCGTCATGCTCTTTCGCAGCTCTATCATATGCAATTCCAAGTTGTTTTCTTGCTAATTCCGGAGACTGTTTTGATAAAAACTGTGACGACAACGTATTAGACCATTCGTTCCATCTACCTTCTTCATTTAATTTATCAGGAGAAGAGGCAACAACGTTTATTGCCGAAATGTGATCCTTTCCATCAGCACCAATATAATGCCTTTGCTTAACCGTTGACCCAAACGGATTGTCTGGATCATCGCTCATCTTTTTCATTACGTCCATTTTGGAAATATCACTGGTCTTATTTGTGTTAAATATAATGTCTACGCCATCCGGCATATTTGTACCTTTAACAGCCATGCCTTTCAGATAGTGTGTTCCATCAACAGCGATTCGAACCTGAGCATATGTCTTTCCATTAAGTGAAAGATCTTCGACTCCATCACGAAGCTCTATAACACCATCTTTAAGCTTGCCACTTTCGTTTGGATCGTCAGCATATCTAATCATTACTCGACTAGAATCAACGCTCTGGATCGGTTCAAGACCAAGAAAAGTACGTCCGCCATTTTCACTATACTCAATTGGCAGCTTAATTAAGTCTGGGTTCTTCGAAATATAATTGTAGTCGATTCCTGGACGGCAAATGAATTGTCTTGCAACTTTTTTGCCATTACTAGGATTCTCCATGTACACGGTATGGACTTCATAACCTTCTTCATCCACAAGCTTTCGAACAGCTGTTTTGAGTTTTGTCCTACTAATTCCCAAATAATTTTCAATGCCAGGACCAATATCAATATATTGCTTTTCAAGAACGCTTTTCTTTAAAGCTTCAGATGTATTTTCGGTCATTGTATTGCGTTCAAGCAATGCTGGCTTGTACAAATTACGAACGGTTCCTTCTGGAATTCCCATTTTTCTTCCAATTTCAGTCCATCCGAGCCCCTGTTCGTCATGCATTCTAATTACATCTGTCGCTTGAGCGAAACGTTGAGCATCCAATGAATACGAACGTTTCTGTCTGAATTCAGTAGTAGATAAACCCATTTCTTTAGCAATATCATTATCGGTATAGCCATCTTCTTTCAAACGATAATATTCATGCAGAAATGTATCTTCATGCTGATATGGATTATCGCCAGATCCATAAGGATATCTTCCAGAACGCCTTTTTCGTCCGTAATGCATTAAAAAGTCTTCCATTTCACTTCTCCTCGTTCTTTATTTTTTCGAGCATTTCCGAAAATATAACAATCTTATTCGCAAGTTCACAGATTACGGAACTTTCTGGATGATGTGTTATAATCTGGTCGCACCAATAAATCCGAAGTTCTATGTTATCGTCTTTTGGCTCGAAGAAATATAATTCTCCATATTCCAAATAAAAAAGAGCAGCGTAGATTTCTAGCTGCTCAATATGAACTGGTAACTGGCCAGTTTTTAAATCGTGAATTCGCAAGAATTTCTTTTTTTCGTCATAGCAAATAGCATCCGCCGTTCCAAAACAAAATGGCGAATAATATAATACTTGTTCTGGTACCATTTTAAACGCTATTGCATCATTCACATACGCATTTAGTGTCTGGTTGTTCTTTGGCAATCTGACTTTCAAAGATATCAGTTTGCCAGCAAGGTCATGCAATTCTGTACCTTTTTCCGCAGCCAGACTGTTAAGATACGTCTGAATCAACTTGTCGTCAGAATATCTAACCCAATGGTACTTGCTTGCTCCCAGAAAAGCATGCTGACCCTTCAGATTCGAATGTTGATTGAATATCATTGAGAACTTCCTCCTTGTTCTCTGGGCAAATGAATGAGGCGTATGACATTTTGTTTAAAATATCTATGTAATACTCCTGATTCGGTCTTCGTTTCTCTTTTAAAGATTTTTTGCATTCCAACGCAACCCATTTGTTTTTATGAAGAACAAGAAGATCTGGAATCCCCTGAATATAATTCGGGTCGTTCTTGAGGATTACGCATCCTTCGAAGCGATCTTCAAGTTCTTTAATCAATTTTGACTGAAATTCGCTCTCAAGCATACATCCTCCGATAAAAATATAAAGGAGATGTTTATATGCATCTCCTCTCTATAATAATGTATGTTTTTCGCGCGACTAAAAAGAACCGAAATATTTGTTTTCGTTAAAGTTTTTTTTCTTCTTTAAACACTTTTCAATTGCAATATCTATCGGCGCATTGCAACGAAGCGTATAGTAATACAAATCTTGATAGCTAGTATTACGTCTATCTATTCGGCCTTTCGATTGTTCCATAATTTTGTAAGAATAGTTTTGCGAATAGAATATCATTGTATCTGTAGATGTGCAATTCCAAGCTTCTGAACCAGCAGTATACTGCAGAATATAAAGCCAAGAGCTTTCCTTCTCTGGCAAAGGCTGATGCTTATGCCCATTCCATTCAGCTGTTGTCAAATCGAGTTCTTTTCCAACAGCTCTAAGAATATCAAGCTCATAATCAAAATTATAAAACACAATGGATCTAGGATGTTCTTTTAACAATTGTTTTAAGGCTTCTATTCTAGATGGATGAGTGTTTATTAGTTTTCTTTCATTAGAACATAGCTCGGCAATGTTTTTAAATGGCTTCCCGGTTACAGGATCACGCCTCTTACGAAGAATATCACGGTACAATTCTCTATCGTAATCAACAATTATTGTTTCCTCATGACGCTCTGTTTTTTTCACATAATGAATATCTACAAGGATCGATTTCTTAAGATTGATTAATCGTTGGACTTCCATATACTTCTCAACTTTTGGATACTTAGAATATCTTGAGTATATGACATGCCTTCTTAAAAACTCGCTTCTATTCTTGTAAAAACCATTAGCGATAAATACCGGTATGTAGTCAAGCCATGTATCGCCAGGTGTGGCACTTAACAATATCCAGAGATTTTTCTTTGCTATTTGAAGAAACGATTTTACCCATACACCGGAGCCAACAACGCGTTGCTCGTCAAATATAAAAAATGCATTGCAGACGTTCGTGTATTTTTGAATGTTATTCCATGAATCTACTGTAACATTAGATTTGCTACCAGAAATATAATTTTTTGTCGAAAGAAGAAAAGGAATACACTCCTTTTCCCAATCGAGTGTATCCCTCTTCTTAGCCGTTGTAATAATATAAAGATCTTTGGGTTCACGCATCGGCTTGTATGAACCTTGCCCATTAATCTCCAGTTCTCCGTTACATACTTTTACGAAATAATAAGTCAATGCTGTTCTGGATTTGCCAGAGCCAACCCCACCACATAAAACAGATCCATTCTTCAATTTATTAACGGCAAGTATCTGGTCTTTATCGAGCAGCATAGAATATCATTATCTCCAATCAAACAAATCAGCACCTTCCGAATCAGAAATTACCAATGCCGCAGAGTTCAGATACGCAGTTACTGTATGACCATAAATCGGACTATCACTCTCATTAAGATTAACGATAAGATTCGCATACTGAATGTCCATGTTGTCAATTTCTCCAACCTCATAGCCATAACGCTCAAGGTCGTGCTTCCATTCAGGACTTCCTTTTTCACCCTTAGGAAGCTCAAGCATTGATTCATTCATTCCACCTTCATGATCACTTGTGCAAATATAAATGCGCGGAGGCCAATTGGATTCAATGTTCACATTCACTTTGACATAATACATCCAATCATCGCCTTCTTCTCTCGGAGGACGCTCCTTAACATTAAGTCCTTCGGACTTTAAGTAATCCGCCTGTTCTTTTGTCAGAAACGCGCAAAAGTTTCTCTTTCCTTTGTCGTTAAAATCTGTTTTTTCGCCTCTAAAATTTCTCCATGAACCAGGTCTGATCTCTACATGCTTTAAACTAATCTTTGTGCTCATCTTCTATCTCCTTTTCTTATTAAAATGGCAACTCATCTGAATTAATGTTTAAATATGGTTCGTCTGATACAAACCATTCGAAATCTCCATATTGTGAAATTGCAGCAACTGCTTCATCCACAAGATCTTGGAAATATCTTTTGTCTATTTTGTCTTCTAATCCGTTCTTTTTTACAACTTCTGATTCAAGCCAACGATATCCCTTAGAACCAGATACGGAATTAAACTTTCCATCTTGCTCTCTAAGTAATATTCCACCGCCAGCACCATCTACAATTGGACAAAACTGTCCGGTTTTTCCAACGAAAATATAATTGTGTCCGTTAGCTATTTGTTCGTCAAGCTCTTTAATATGTTTTCTCTCTTCGTCTGTTAGTGAGTCGCCTTTTTTCATTAACTTAGTTTTTTCTTTTTCAAGCAAACTAACATCTGGAAGTGACTCGTTCATGTCCAAATATAATGCGGACTTAACGGTTCTTGTTTCACACATGTCTTTGAATTCTATAGGCTCTTTACTAAACAAATACTTGAAAACATATGGATGCTGAAACTGTGCGCCTGTTGCGGTCCAATAAATATCTTTACCAGTTTTCTTATCTTTGTGCGGTTTCTTGTATTTGGCAATGTATACGGCGTCATTTACAAGACAAATCTTGTCGTAAATATCTTCCAGCTCAAAAGTGTATCCATACTTTTTTCCGAAATTCTTTACAAATTCAATAATGTGATTGTTGTAATCCGGAACCTTAATAGAATCAGTCTTAATATGAAGCACTTTAAATTTTTCTTCTTGGACCGCATGTTTAAGATCGATCATGAACAGTGCTCCACGTTTGGCAATGAAATTATCATTATTACGAGGATCCTTAAACGGATTCTTAAACTTTGCGGAAGTAAGACCATACACCGAATTGATTGCAATCTTTAATGCTTGCGCCAGCTGTGCCGCTTCACTTTCATCTTCCAAATATCTAGAAAGTTTTCCTCCAAATAAAGTCTTAGCTGCTTCAAAGTCTTTATGCTTTATGCATAAACGAACATTTAAAAGATCTTTAAATTTTGGAGTATACTCAAGTCCAAATGCCAATTCGTTGCAGGCACTTGTAGGATGATGAGATGCCGAGTCCAACAGCGCAATATCACCCTCCATTCCAGTTTCAGCATATACATAGCCGCCTTCGCCTACAACTTCGCCTCTGTATGTTGATACACCATTCTTACATTCGTATCCTGGAAAATATGGCAGCAGACTCTTATCGTCGAATGGAATCTGAGCTCCCCACGACTTAAGAAGATCGATTGCTTCTTGTGGCAAATATGTGACTGGCTTTGACAAATCTCTGTAAAAGAATTGATCCTGCGGATTCCTGTTGTCTCCAAATATAATTTTGGTTGTAAGAGCATTTGTGGAATCGTTAACCGTCATTCCGGCAATGTCTGCTAGAATCTGTCTGGCAACCCAGTCCTCGTGTCTAGCATTGAATACAGCCTCTGTAGCAAAAACATCATTGTCACAGTACTCGGCCACTTTTTCCCATTGGTCTTCTGGAACCGGTTCATCCCATTTGAATCCCAATTCCTGATGGTGTTCGCCAAGTTCGATTTCCCATTTCTTTAAAGACTGCTTTTTAGAACAAAAATCGTATACATCTGTATACGACAACTTGTTAGCTTCTCTAAAAGTAGCATTATCACTGTGATTCTCAATGAGTTCCTGAGATAAAACAAACAACTGGTAATTTGTATAGCCAATCAATCTCGCATACAAAATATGATTGTCATACCTCTTACAGTTAAAGCCAACAAGTTTGTACTTAATAAGCCATTCTATCTCAGTTGATGTTGGATTAATCATTCTATGGCAAATATCTTCTCCTGCAAACTTCCAATTTACAAGAAACAGATTCGGAAATACTTCAACGTCGAAGAATACAAGCTTGTCATTCTCGTATTCTTCTTTTGATTCAGAAATATCTTCCGAATGGTAATGAATCTTTAGAACACGACTCATACAATACTGTTTGTTGTTCGTGCTATTATTTGCAAATTCCATAATCGACTTCTTCATGTCTGAAATATCATAGTGAATTCCAGACTCATAAGCCTCATCTGTAATTTTGCAAATGAAATCAACCAATGGCTTTGTGTGCTTTGGCTCAATATCTTTCATTAATGCTCTTTTGATTAATTCGTGTAGTTTTTCATCATTCTTTACGCTCTCAAAATTCACCATTTTCTTTTCTTCCTTTAGTGGAAGCCCGGAACTCAATGTTGCAATCGGAATATCATTACATCTTGTGAGCTTCCTTCTCAGCGAAGAGTTTCCATTAAATACTTTAATCTCGATGTCATCACTATACACACGACTTAGCTTTTCTGGATCACCATTGTAAATATAATGCAAATGAATACCGGCTCCACTTTTACTTAATTCGGCATAAGTGGCCGGCCAGTCATTTGCTGCTTTAAGATTCAATTCAAACGACTTCTTACCGTCAATATCTTTTCTGTCAAAATCGATCACTATGTGATTAATCGGAACTTTTACATAGTGAAGCTCTTTTGTAGAAATATCTTTAAGCTTTGTATTTACATTCTTCCAACTAAGTTTTGGTGTCCCTTTTTCGCTAGCCAACTGCGCAGGATACTCAGCTGCTAAAGTGTCGAACAATGACTCTGTCTTATCGAATGAAAGCCAATACGGTTTATCGTCTTCATGAATATCTTTCAGCCCTTCAGGAACAATTGAAAACTTTTCTTTTTGGAAACCACTATAGTAGCTTCTGACTTGCTTTCCATCTATCCTGAGACGATCATCGAAATGATTAAAGTAGTTCTTAAGCTCTTCTCGGAACTTATACTGAGGAAGTTTGAATTCGACAAGTGACGCATCGCAATACTGCTTATACATTTCATAAGCAGATTTAAGAGTCACGCCATCTTCTCGTTCAAACTCATCAAAATATGTGTCTACGAAGTTATAGAACACATCGGTCTGCATAATCATGTCTGTAGGCCTGTAATCGGAATAATAATTCTTTCCAAGCTGTCTATAAATATCTAGACAATGTTTTGCAATTGCACCCAATTCGAATTTCACTTGATCCATTAACTGGAAGAATCTAGACGGCGGAATTTTATGCCCTGTCGGACGAACATCTATTAGTCGTCTAATAATTCCTGATTTCGCATCTGTAATTTTTACCGGTCTATTTGTGGCCATGAACAAAAAGCAGTTTAATCTTGACGAATAACTGGATTTGTATTTCTCATTCATGACCATCTCTTCGTGCGAAATGATCGAATTAAGTTTTGTATTGTCCTCTATTCTGGAAAGATCACCATCATGCTGTATTGCAACTAACGGATTTGATTTAAAGACCTCTGTTGAAAATGCATTGCTGCTAGAAGTTAAAGCTTTTGCTTCAAACGTCGTGTAATATCCCTCAAACAACATTTGAATAATGTTAAGAATTGTCGACTTACCAGTTCCGGCTTCGCCAAAGAATACAAGGAACTTCTGAATATCTTTAGCGTCTCCAGCAACTATAGATCCTATAGCCCACTCGATCTTTTCTCTTTCTTTCTCAGAATATAATGTTCCAATGATTTCATTGTAAGCGTCAATTGGTCCATCTCCCAAAGCGTATGGCAATCTTCTGCTTACATAGTCATTCTTTTTAGTCTTTGTATTTGAGAATGTAAGTTTATTGTCGAGCTGATGGTAGTTGTCGAACATGTGTTGAATATAATCCTTGTAAAGCTTCCAGGACTTAGTTGAAAAATCCATTAACGTTTTTACATTAATGGACGCTTCACTATCGCCATATCGTTTTTTCCTATAGTTCCATAAGTCTTCGTCAACCAACCTTTGCACATCGGATTCTTCCGTTGACCAAAGTTGCGCTTCTTCATCCCAAATTGCATAGAACGATTTACCACGCACCATAATATCTTTTGACTTTTTAATCTCGAAATCAGGATAGATCTCTATGGAACCCTTTGCACTAATGTTTTCTCTAATTTTGTAGAAATCCATGTCAATCCCTTCTGTATTGCAGAAATATCTTTGTGTGCCAAATGTGCCAAGACAAATCTGTTTTAAAAACTTTTTATTAATTTCTATTTTTTATAAAGTCTTTAGTAAAGTAAGTGGAAAAATGGCACAAAATGTCAAAAAACCGCATAACAAAGCCATTTTTCGTGAGTCAAATCTGTTTTAAAAATGGCACATTGTGCCAAATATTTGGCACACTAACACATTTTTAGCTAATTTAGTTAGGTACCGAATGAATTTTCCTCAAGAAAATATGCTTGCATCTGATACCAAATTTCTACTTTACGCTGATCTTCTGCAGGATTTCTCAGTGGAAATAGTCCTCCGAATCCGTTTCTTTCATAATTTCGTTCAAGCATTTTATCAACATTATGACGAATTTTTTCTTCGATTCGCATACTATAATGCTGATCCGTACAATCGAGAATATCAAGATTCCTAATCATTAGCCAGAACCATTCGGAAGTTCTGTCCGGAGAATCTTCTTCCCATCCAGCCATAGCATCATTTTCTATGCGTATCGCTAAGGCCACTAGCATCTCCAAAACAGAACAAGGCCTATTCAGAATATCTTCATAATCAGTCTCGTACTTATTATTTTCGTAGAAGAACCGGACCCGCAACTGTTCTCCATCACGAGCCCGATTCTCATCCCTGTCGATTATCCAGTAAAACTCCATTCTATGTAAGTAATGGAGCATGTTCCAGTATTGCCCATTGCCGGGTGAGTCAGCACCGACAATACTGCACAAGTATTTAAAATATCTGTACTCAAATGAACTGTCAGTGCTTTCACTCATGTCACTTTCCTCCGGTGCTTGCTGGAATCTTATTAATTAAGTAATCGATTCCGAGTCGCTCATTTCTAACATACAGAATATCTTCTGCTGAATCGATCAAATACTGAAGATTTCCGTTGCCCACGACTACTGGATCTTCGACGTTATTATGCACATCGACCAGCAAGCCATCTTCTACAAGATAGTCAAGTTCGACCTTGTCCATTACTGGCGTAACAGAAGCCCAATCGTCTTCCGTAATAATATATGGAAGATCCGATATGCCATCATCCGGTGCTTGAGTTTCAGCTTTGTCTGTATCTGAAGAGTACTCGTTTTCCTTGATTATCTTAGAATAATCTACATAATCTGTGTTTTTTGTTTTGTTTTCCTGAATTTTCCTTTCGGGAATATCTTTAGGTTTACTACTGTTGAGTGTTTCAGAGACGTATTTGCGCATCTCATCAACTTCTTTGTCAGCTTCTCCCTGAATTTTTTTCTTGCAGACAACGTACGTAATGGCGGAACTAATAGCAGCTCCGCTAATTACGCACAGAATATAACCAGCAACTGTTTTCATTTCTTAAACCTTTCAAGAACCTGCGGGAACATTCCGTCAAAGTTCATATGAACAACGATACCAGAATACCCGTTTAAACTATTAGCGTCTGACCATGTTCCAAGTCCGAGATCGACGTGATGAACTTCATCTACTCCTACTCCCTTAGGAGGAACACACCAGCACCACAGATGAGCCTCATAGTCATTCATGCCAATATCTTCCGGTTTAACACCAATGTCCCTCAGGAATTCGTCAGCAAAGAACACGCCAGGTTTCTTGTATGTGCGACGCGTATCAAGAACTTTGCAAATATAATCCTCGGACAATCTAAGGAATGTTGAATCAAGTTCCCTATTATTCTTGAAATACGGAGATTTGTCGTCGAATACGAAAGCGTGAGGCTGCATAGCATGCGGAATATCTTTGTTCACAACCTTCGTCTCTACGATTTCGCCAGTTTCTTCATCGACTTCCTCAATTGTGCTTTCGTCATCATGAATATCATAGCGAATTCTTCTTTCGGCTTCTTCACCAAATTCGTCGATTACCCTTCTCTGGTATTTCTGACGCCATTCCTCTTCAGCCGCAAGAGACGTTGCAAGTACGGCGTTACGAGTTGACTGAATGTGATTGCCGCCGCTGATACATGCCACAGATATCATCCAGCATACAAGAGCCCACTTGTAATGAACAGCAAGTTTTCCGACTGTTCTGAGCTTAATCCTGGCTCTGCTTTTCATAGCATCCTTTTTAGTAAAAGCTTCTTCATTAAGAACACCATCGTTTACAAGCTGTTCGTTTCGTTTGACCTGTTCAAGTTCTTCTTCAGTGTTTTTGAGAATATCATCAAGTCCATTGTATGTAGCTTTGCATGCTTCGTAGATAGCCAGTCCTCCAGCAGCAATGCCCATGCCCATGAGAATTTCAGGTGAAACATGTCTGAGTTTTGCGATGGACTTAATTACAAGTCCGCTCGCCTTTGCGCTAGCAGTGTTAAATACGTTCATTTAGTTTCTCCTTTCCTGCTTTTAGCTTCTTTCAATTCCCAACCGCTCTTTGGGATAGAAAAAATATACTTTGTTTTGTTTTTTGTAATGAATTCGATGCTGTTTTCGTCGTGCCGTTTGAATGACACGACATCCTTTGCCTTTTCTGGAAATAGTTCTTTAAAAATATCGAAAATTCTAGTAGGCGTCATCATCCCTCCTGCGAAAAAAGAAGGACCATGTGTTAATGATTCGGTCCTTCTATAAAGCTTGTTGTAATTACTGCGAAATATCAGCCTCTGTTCGTTCGATTTGGATCGTTAAGGTTCCATCCTTGAACTTCTGAAAATATGCTTCTGCGAATAGAAGAGCCATTCCGAGATACTGGAATGTTCCAACGCAGTCGCCATCAACGTATAAAATATAGTCACGTTTCATTAGATTACCACCGGTCTTGGAAGATCCAAATAATATCCTGAACATGGAGTACCGTCTGCGCCAATTACCTGACTCGTACGGACCTGAACTTTCGATAGATCGTACCATCCACGATTCTCGTCATTCCAATCTGGAGTAATATCACCCCAAGTGCAGTAATAGGCAACGCTAACAGAGCCGTGCTCCTGCAAATAAACACGTAAGTCCATGAGGCAGTCTTCTGCTTTGCTTCTGGTCGTGAATGCAATATCTCTGTAATCTCTTTTTGTTGCTCTTGATTCTGCTGGTGCAGAAGTTCTATTCGCTCCAGGACGTGTGTAATCAACGTATGCGTTTTTGTTTCCGCCACTACGAGTTGTACCAAATAGCATCATTGACAAAGCATCGAGGAAAACACGTTTCACACCTGGAATAATTACATCAAAAATGACATATTGTTTTACAGTATCCACATCTTCAACAAGAAAAATATCACCAAGTCTTCTTGACAAAGTTGGTTTTCGAATCGCCATGTTCTCCGGCGACTTCTTTTTTATCTCGTTATAGTTTTGGACAGGTGGCATTTTAGTTTCAGCCATAAAATATCTCCCTTAGAAAAAAAAAGAAGGAAGCAGTGTTTAAACCGCTTCCTCAGCCACATTAGTGCCTTTACGCCATCACCATTGTCGGTTCGTCTTCAGCAACGTCTTCATCATCATGCTCGTCGCCATCTTCAACTGTGATTTCTACAGCATCACCTTTAGGATTATCGAATGCATCAATTGACTCGAACAATCTATCGAGTTCTCGTTCTGCAATTTCGTAACCTTTATAGTATGCTGCGCAACCTACAAAGTAAGATGCAACAGTAACGCATGCTTTTGTCGGAAGGTTTGCCGGAATCTTAAATCCGAAATGGATGACAGCGTTAATGGCCACTTTCTGTAAGC